AGGCTTTCGCCTCCTCGCTAGGGTACACACAAGTGTGTCCTCAGCTTAGTCCAACGGAGAGTCAAGATGACTGAAACGACGCATATAGAAAGGGTGGCCCGATTCATACAAGGACATAAATATCATTTCGTCCGTATGAACGGCTCCGAACAGACCACGGATAGTACATCCGTAGGTACGTTCAGCGAGTATAGGAATGGGATTAAAAACCCAAAGTGGAAAGATCAAGTGCGTTCGGGTAAGAATGCCACGACCCCTCTTACGGGGATACGTGTTCATTCGGACTCGGTTAACGCACCGTCTTACATTAAAGTCCTATACAACCAACCCAAGTACTATGCGACACGAAAGGTAATGCACGAAGGCTGGATTTATCCAGCCCCGGCGTTCCTTAGTGACAGTCAACTGTTGGCTTTATCCTCCAGCGAAGCTGAAAACGAGGCACAAGGTAAGTTTCACAAGAAAGTCAACGAAGCATTCGTGTCCCTGCAAGGGGGCGTGATACTCGGCGAACTACGTGAAACTATACTCTTGGTCAAGAAGAGAGGTAAGTCCATCATTAAATTGACGGGAGCCCTTCATGGAGATATGAAAAAACTTATCTCAAAGGGCGGTGGGCAAAGCGTTTTCCTCCGCGAGCTTGAAAAATTAAAGCACGCGTCGAAAAAGGATCTCGCTAAGCTCCACCGAAACCTCGCTGATCTGTGGTTAGAGTACGCTTTTGCAGTCAAGCCGCTCGGGAATGATATCAACGACGCTATGTCGTATGCTATTCATAACTCTAAAGCGACGAAAACTGTGCGTGCTGTTTCCACAGTGACCGTAAATAGTTCCCGGAGTGCCGTTAATCTTGGCGCTTCCGGGGCGCAGATTGCCTTTATCCGAGTCCGTGAGGACAAGGTGCAGCATCTGTATTACGGGTCAGTCAGCATTGAGGGAGTAGTTGGTGAAGAATGGAAGCGTTTGGGTTTGCACCCGCGCAACTTTGTTCCCACCATTTATGAGCTAATCCCTTGGTCCTTCTTGATTGATTACTTCAGTAATCTAAATGAAGTAATCGCAGGCATATCAAACATCGGTCTTAAGCTGAACTGGGTATGTCATACCCAGAGAAATATCAGCGAATGTCGCTACATTGCGCCGAGGGCAAAACCATATGCCCCAGGTGTTTATAGCAACGCAGTAACCGTTATTGATAGGTTTGAGCCTCGTCCTGTTCGTTTCTTTAAAACCTCTGTGGACCGGGAACTCCCTAGTGGGGTCCCCGTGCCGGGTCTGGAAATCTCATTACCAGACTCTGTCACCCAATACGTCAATATTTATGCGTTATTGGCTGCATCAGCGGAAACAAGAAACTTAATTAAAACTTAACCACTACCTAGGAGACGCCAATATGGCATTATCCCCGACTAGCCCCTTAACAGGTGGCGCCCAAGCGGACCTTACAAGTCCAACCTACACCCTCGTCTCAGACACAGCACCTAATGCTCATTCAAAGCAATGGTACGTGTCTGCACTTGGCGGTACTCAGACCGGAGTTACTACCCACACAGTGGGCTCTCCGTTCACACTGACCGTCGAGCGACCGGCTCAGCTGCGCCAAATTGGCTCAGCTAATCCGGTAACAGGGGTGATCTCCAATATACCCAACAATGTTTATACTGTTCGGGTACGTCACGGAGCCACACCGGCCGTTGACCAGAGTACGCGTAACGTGCTTGTGGAAACCAGAATTTTGGTTCCTGCAGGTACTGAAACGTACGATACGGTCAACGTCCAGGCCGCAATATCTCTGCTCGTAGGCGCGTTAAGCGACCTGTCGAGCTCCCTAGGATCTACTGCCGAAACTGGCAGTATCTAAAGGAGGTTAGCTTTATGAGGGCTAACTTTGAGAAATTTGCCTACGGCGTTTTACTTGTCGTAGGCATTGTTGCGGCTGACGCCTTCCTATCCGTTGTTTTGGAGAAAGAAGGCATCATGGTTCGTCTCTTTTATTATTTTTAGGAGACGTGACAATATTAAGGAGAATGGTTTATGGGTATTACACCTATCGCTCTTTTACAAGCAGTACAAAACGACCTAGTAGATGTGTTAGGCCACCGCGTGGCTGAAGCACTAGCCCCAGAAGATCGGGGACGTATGTATGCGTCAAAAATGCTACTCGCTAATCTTTTGAAAAAATGTATTAGTGAGGTCGCGAGCGACGCAGATAACGCTGCTCTAACTAAGTTCCTGCAAGCTAATGAAAGCTGTAAGGAATGGTCGTTGAGGTTCGAAACGCTCCTTGATGAACTCCTTGTGGGTACGTTCCGTCTGGAACTCCATAGGTTGTTCGATGAGGAGTATTTTGATGACCTGGCCTCCCTGAACGGGATGCCGGGCCCCGGTGCTAGTGTTGGTGCGCGTGGAACAGACTTCTATACGAAGATGTTCGACAGCGTGTTAACTACCACTAGACCGAGCCTCTACCAACTGTACCAGATCCACTGTAAAAGGTCGCCTATGGCATTAGCTGCGGAAGAAAACCGCCAACATCGCCATGGTTGCTACCAACAGGTAACTGGATCGCGCTTGTCTTTCGTACCGAAAAGGAACGACATCTCGCGTGTGATCTGCATAGAGCCCTCTCTGAATATGTTCTTTCAGAAGGGGATTGAGGAAAGGTTGACCCTACTTCTTAGAAAAAGGGTCGGCATTCACCTTCCTGTGCAGCAATTAATAAATCGCGAGCTTGCAAAGGTAGGAAGCAAAACTGGTCAATTAAGTACTATTGACCTAACGTCCGCTTCCGATTCCATTTCACTTTCGATGTGCCGAGAGTTCCTCCCCAAGACTTTAATGGGGATTCTGGAACTATTTAGGTCACCGTCAGTGCAGCTTCCCGATGGGAGCTGGCAAGAGCTACATATGATATCCTCAATGGGAAATGGTTTTACTTTCCCGCTTCAGACAATCATATTTAGCGCCGTCGTATCAGCGGTGTACCGCCTCAATGGTATAAAGATGCATAGAACACGCATCCTATCCAGGGGTGGTTTTGCCTGTGGAAATTTCGGGGTCAATGGTGACGATATTATCTGCGAGACGAAAGTCGCTCGTCAGGTAATTCGCCTTCTAAACCTCTTAGGCTTCACTGAAAACGCTGATAAGACCTTCATAGAAGGTCCTTTCCGAGAGAGCTGCGGCGGCGACTTTGTTGGCGGATACCCCGTGAGGGCAGTATACGTCAAGTCATTGTCGTCGGAGCAATCTAGGTACGTAGCCTTTAACCGCTTACAGGAGTGGTCTGCAATACATCGCATACCATTGCCCGAGGCCCTAGAGCTGCTATATAATTCTAGCAAGTTCAAAAGTCTCGTCCCGTTAAGCGAAAATGATGATGCGGGGTTCAAGGTTGTCCTTGAGTACCTTCCGTTTTCAAAGGCCATGCGTCTGGACGAAAATATGTCCATCATGTATCGGCCCTTTGTGGTGCGATCCCCTTTTCTTAGGATCGTAGACCACTGTATCATCAGCCCAAAGCGTGCTAAAAAGCGTTCCTTTAATTACGAAGGTCTGCTTTACGCATTCTTAGGCGGCTACGTTAGTTGGCACCAAATTACTATCCGTAGTAATCGAGTGCTTTACTACCGAAGGAAAAGAATAGCTGCTAATTGGAATTTCGTTCCTACAACAGCTAACTTCGGCTTGGAACAGCTTCGCGCTGTTTCCCTCGTTAATTACCACCGGTTTTTAGGTGGTAGTGACACGGGGACCCCAGAGGTTTAGTCAACCTCTCCTCCAATGCGGGCG